AATATCGTAAGGGAAAATATCGGTAACAAAAAAAAGGCGTTAGAGGTTTGTTGCGGGTGCGGAATTATAGGAAAAACTTTACTCGAAAGCTCGTTGGTAGAAACTATGACTTTTTCAGACATCCAAGATTTGTCAAAAGAATATGATGATTTTATTCAATCTGATGGATTAGACAATGTTAGTGAAAAATATGATTTAGTGGTGTGCAGTCCTCCTTGGTATAATTCAGAAGAAGCACCTAGCAAGTTTTTATCTAAACAGCCTAGCATATTATGGAAGGATTTAGATTGGCAGTTTCATAAAAAGTTTTACAAAAAGATTATTGATATTTTAGCTGAAGATGGGTCTTTGCTTGTAACAAGTTGTTTCGGAGCTAGAGAACCCGAAGAATGGACAGATATGTGTGATCTAAAAATTAAAAAAGTTTTTATTAATGAATCTCAGATAAATGAAGCTACTGGTAATCCCTACCCCAGTAATTATATACTCTGGTGGACACACTAATGAATGAATATGATTATCTTTGTGTAAGGTGTTATGATAAGAATATAATACTCTTTGAATCACTGTCTGAAGCTGCAAAGAAATATATATTAAATCGAAAAAAAGTATTGACTTAATTTTTAAACTAAATTAGACTATAAGAACTATGAAGATACCGTACATCTTAACTGAAGAAAGTCTAACCGTGGTGGTAGACGGCAAGGCAATGACAATGCAGAAAGACCATCCTGCATGGACACAAGCGATTGATGCGCTTAACAACGAAGAATATGATCGTCTTGAAAATCTATTCGACGTTTCCAAAGCAGTCGCAGATTATGTTGACGATGAATCTGGGATAAGCGTCAGGGAAGGGACAGTGTTCTTCCAAGACGAACCAATCCACAACACAGTTGTTGATAAGATTCTTAGCTTCATGCGTCAGGGGCTACCCTTTAAACCACTGGTGCGATTTTTGGGCAAGCTCATGGCAAACCCATCCCGCCGCGCTGTGAATGAACTATACACGTTCTTGGAACATAAGAGTATGCCCATCACCCCAAACGGCAATTTCGTCGCTTACAAGGGTGTTACGAAAGATTTTAAGGACTTTCATACTGGCAAGTTTGACAACTCGATTGGTCAGACCTTGAGTATGGTTCGCAATAGTGTTTGCGACGATGCAAACATCGGTTGCAGCTATGGTTTTCATGCGGGGTCGTATGAATATGCCAAGGGGTACGCTTCAAATGGTGGACATTTGTTGCGTGTGGAGATTGACCCAACTGATGTGGTCAGTGTTCCATTGGATTGTAGTTGTCAAAAACTGCGTACTGCAAAGTATAAAGTGATTGCACTTCACGAATCCATTGAACGTCCGTTAGATGACGGTATCTACGGAGAATACGATGAAGATGACTGGGATGATTCTGGTGATACCAGTGATTCTGAATCGTTTGGTAATGGTTGGGACGCAGGATACAAGCAAGCCCAAAAGGATATGCTTGACAACCTGAAGAATAACTAATACCTTTGGGGGTTGTTAGGGGTTTATTAGTTTTCTCCTAGCAACCTCCTTTAATGTTTTTTTTGGGGATTAATTTTTTTTTAATTTAAATTTTTTGAATATGCCGTTTAAAAAGAAATCATATAAAATTATAAATGATGTTAAGTTGCCGCGCCCCCCAAAGGGCGCAACTCACATCATTTTAAAATGTGCAGATGGGCGCGGGGCTATGGTTGCGATCAAAGACATTGACACTCTTATAGGCACAATGGGCAAGATTCATTATGCACAAATGAATTTACATAAAAGAAAAATCACAAAAGAGTTTGACAATGTTTATACTTGGGACGGTTGCCAAGTTGAAGAAATGATTGGAGTTGAGGATTGACTTAAATCTCAAACCATTGTATAAAAAGTCCATGTCTTACAATCTTTGTTGTATATCTAAATCATTAGCTTCTGAGGGTCACAAGTTTCAAACAATGACTTGGGCGCGATTCTCAAAACTTCCCCGTGAAGAAGCTGTTAAAACTGTATCTGAGCGTACCCTCAACAATATTCGCGTAACAAAATCCTTGAGCAATGTGCTTCAAGAGGTTGGGGTTATCGTGTTAGTTCAGCACTGTTTCCTTTGTTGACCTATGATGTTGCAGAATTAGATTTTGAAGAATATCCACACTATAACATGATTATGGAGGCACTTGATGATTGTGCTAAAGTTATTCGCGAAAACAAAATTCGCATTTCTTGTCATCCAGATCAATTCAATGTTCTTGCAAGCGAAGGTAAACAGAATGTTACCAAGACCATCAAAGAACTTAATCATCATGGTTGGCTTATGGATATGCTTGGTGCATACCGTGATTATCGTTGTCCCATTAATATTCATGTCAACAATTCCAGAGGAGAACCCTCAGAGATTGCTGCTCGTTTCATGGCTAACCTTGCCAAGTGCGATGAGTCTGTACGTTCTCGCCTTGTTGTAGAAAATGAGGACAAAGGTATTTGGACTCCCAAGTTGCTTGTAGAAAACTTTCAGATACCCGTTACCTACGACAATTTACATCACAAATGCTTGCCTGACGGTTTTACAGAAGATCAAGCTCACAGATTGTGCTACCGAACATGGATGCGTAAAGGATATTTTAAGCCTTTATTTCATTACTCAGAATCACATCCTGAAAAACCAAATCCTCGTAGTCATGCAGATATGCCGACTGCCACCCCACTCAAAAGTATTTCATTCAATGTTGATTATGATATAGAATTAAAATACAAGGACGAAGCAATATGTGCAATAGAAACTTCTTGCGAGAAAGTTCTTGCATAAAATTTCAAATTATATTAAATTAAGTATATGAGCAAAGCAGATATAACTTTTTTAGTTGCAAGTGTTGCAAGTTTAACAGCAAGTGTGCTTCTTTGGTTCGGTGAATCAAAAGAAGCTGGTATTTATGTTGGCCTTTGGGTTCCAAGTATTTTGGGATTTTGGTCAGTGTTCAAACTTTCCAATAAGTAAAAATGAAAAAATATTTATTTTTATTGTTGCTCGCGGGTTGCGCCACACCAGACTATGAATATCAAGTTCATCTAAAAGAAGGTGATGGAACAATGCACTTATACACGGGCAAAGATCGAGCAGATGCGATGGAATATATTAGATTTTACGAAAAGTCTCATGGCGATTTAAAATTGGTTAAGTTCAAAAAATGACCGACAAAGAATTGATTGATTGTATTTATGATAGATGCCCCGATGCAAAGGATCGCTCTTTTACCATCGACCAATACTTTGACCGTTGCCAAGACATCATCGACATGATCGACACACACAAAAGAAAAGGTGACAACTGGAGACAGGAAGAAGTTGGAGTAGATTATTAATTTCCCTGCCCCTTGGATGCACAATAAACATCACACCAATAATGTTAGCGTGTTAGTTAGTTGGGTCGTTTGTATTATTGGTTTTAATAAGTGATGGCCGATAGGGGCGGGAAACATTTTAAAACAAAGATAAATTAAAATTAATTAAAAAAGATATTATGGCACTCGGAGCAAAATCACCATTACAGACTTGGGACGATCCCCAAAAACCTCTCGGCAAACTCTATCAAATCCCCTGCTCATGGCAGATGTATGGCGTGATGGATGTTAGAGCAGATTCACTCAAAGATGCTGTTAAAAAAGCATACGAAGGCGATATGCCTCTTCCTATGAATAATTCAGCTTACGTTGAAGCGTCATTTGAAGTGGATGAAGATGTAGTTGAGGATTTTAACCCAGAAAACTGTTTATGAAAACTCAAATTAAAAGTTTGAAAACATCATTATTATTCTTATTATTATTTAGTGCAGGAGGCTGCTCTACATACTCAAACAATAAGCAAGAAAGTCCACAAGACTTACATTTTCTTCTTTATTATGAGAATGAACTCCCTCCAACAGCTAGAAAATAACCTTCTGATCCTCGCGAGTCTAAAGACTTTTGCGGGGTTTAATTTTTAATTAATTAATAAATGAATCGTCGTAACTTTTTAAATCTTGTTCCAGCTACGGCTGCACTCACTTGGACTGTCACCTGTCAGTATGAGGAAAAAGAACATAAGAAAGAAAAAGAAGAAGCCAAAGTGTTTTTTCACCTTGAATACTTTTATGCCACAGCAACCTATTGGGATGACGACCAAATGCTTCAGAACGCGATTGTGAGCGATTATGACCTATCTCAGAGACGCTTCCGTAACATCCAAAGTGCCTGTAACAACATCCAAGAACACAACAAAAAGTATTTTGACGGGCTTGACAGGATGCACGTTGGGTTTAAGACAAAAGAAGTTCATACAATCGACTATCAAATATGGTATCATGGACGCGATGGAAAGCATAGTATGGTTGGGGAATTAACTTTGGGGGAAAATGGCGTAGACGTATTTTACAAGCAATGGGTGATGAATGACCGTCAGTTTGCTGAAACCAAAAAGCAACATGACAAAAACGCTTGACGAGTGTGGTATTGTGTCTTATAATGTATTAAAGTGGGGTATATTATATGAATAAACAGTCCTTATTATATATGAGCAGGAAAGTTAAGGATATATATGACGG